AAGCAGACTGTAATTCTCTTTGGCTCTTCAACATGCCACGTTCAGCCATAAGTTTTCTAGAGTTTTCTGCTGCTGACGCTGCATCCGCAAATCTGCTTTGTTGATCCTGTGCGGCAATAACACTTGCAAAATTTGGGTCTTGATTAGATGTATCAAAAGGCTGCATTCCAGCGGCCTCTTGCTGTAATTGCCTTACACGCTCATTAGACGCACGAACCCTTCCAGCTTCATCAGACAAACCACGTTGAACAGATGGTTGGTTTAGTTCAATTGCACCTATATTTGGTGGTATAAAGCCCCCAGAATTTTTTATGGCATTTTGCTGACGCTGCATATTAAACAAATACTCAGCCTCAGTCATTGGTCGGCCTTCAGCAAGCATTTGTGCCTCTGCACCACCACCTATGCTAGATGGTGCTTGTAGATCACCCCTGCCTCTCAGGTAATCATCTGCCATCGTTTTTGTTTTTGATGGGTCACTTGTATCTGCATTTATTGCATTCAAGTAGTCCATAGCATCTTGCGGTATAACAACATCATCTGCGTAAGGGTCTGGGCTTCTATCAATCTCGCCCAAGGCAGTTATAGCACTGTCTCTTGCTATACCCCTAGCGTCCTCTCTTACATTTTCTTGTGCTGGGGTTCTTCCCTCTTTGTAGGCTAAAGCGTTCTTTCTTCGCTGTTCATTAAACGCATCCATTTCAGCATTTATTTTTTGTATTTCAGCAAGGCTAGCGGCGGCAGCTTCGTCACTTCTAGCATTAAAGGTTGGCTTCACTCTATCGGGATAAGGTCTTTCATCAGCAAGGTTAGGAAAGGCTGAACCAGAGAATGGTCTAACACCCGTTTCCTGATTTCTAATCATGTCTGTAGTTTCAGATGGAACCAGACCTGTTGCTAAAGCTTCCTGTCTTAATCTTTCTTTTTCAGCCTTTTCATAATCATCTGCCATCAAGAGGTCACCCTCTATGTCAGAATCTTGCTGAATGTCATATTCAGAAGGTTCTGCTACAGGAGCGTCCAGTGACTGCACGTCATCAATTACTTGAGATTCTGTTGACCTACCAGCAGATGTGACTGCTTGGTCATCAGTGGCACCTGTATCTGCTTGACGAGATTCTATTTCAGCTTGCTGCTCTGCTTGGGCAATGTTCTCTTTTCCCCTACGCATTGCAATATTTAGTTGAGCTGGGGCTAGCTTGGTTGCGGTCTTTTGAAATGCCTCTGGCGCATTCTCGTTGGCTATAACCTCACCACGACTACGCATACGCTTGAAGAATAATGGCATGGATGATTCAAGCTGTTCCAAGGTATTGGCAGTAACGTAACGCCGCTCACCAGCAAATATTGGGCTATTTTTAGGAAACTCTAAGAAGAAAGCTTTTTCTCTTTTGGTCTTACCGCCACCACCAGCTAAACTTAGTATGCCACCACTAGCCATAGGCATTGGTGCCTGTGGTTGAGCCTGACCTTGTGGCTGCATGTTTGGTTCAATTGAACTTTTCGGAGCCATAGCTTGAGCCATCTGAGCCAACCCGCCCTGAGGTACACCAGCGGCAGAAACTACATCTTGTGCCACTGTGTTCTGATCAGCGGCACTCCTAGTCTTCATGTCATCACTCATGCGCTTACGGCGAGTTATCTCACCAAGTACAAGAAATTGAGGGGCTACACCTTTTGGCTGCTTCATCTCTTGAACTAGCTGCTGCTGAGAGAAGTTCTTCAGGTCATCCTGTACTTGTAATATATTCATCCCATAAGCCCTTTATAGAGACCAAGACCAGATATACCCAAACCCAATGCCTGTTGCACTGGATTGTAAGGCGTCATGCTTGTTGCAGTTGTACTTGGAGTGACAGGTATACCGCGAAGAACACTTGAATAAAGACCCAACTGTTGTTCTGGGAACGCTTTCTGTTTTAAGAAATCATCATAAGCTAAATCAAGGCCAGCCTGATCCGCTGCCTGTCTGCTTTTACCGACTGTCTCAAGGTATTGAGCGTCCTGTATGGAAGCTGCCCTTGACCTATCTTCAAGGCCTGACGCAAAGTCTAATGCACCTTGTTGCCGTGTAAGGTCAGCGACTTCGCCAGACTGTATTCTAGCTGCTTCACTCGCACTAATTCCTTGTGTACGCGCAAGCTCTGCGGCCCTCTGACGTTGGAGGTCCATCTGTGCGCCACGATCCTGCAAGAACATGCTTTGAGCATCTTGATATGCCCTCTGTTGACCTTCTGTTTGTATTCCAGACATACGGTCAAGGACATCATCTTGAGCCATGCCCTCCACAACTCCCTGACGAGAGCCACCAAAAGCACCAGCGTTAATGGCACTGGAGTTTCTTCCAGCTTGCATTTGTTGGAAATCTTTTAAAGCTTCAGCTTTTTGTCTCTGAACGACATTGTCCATGTAGGGTGACATATACTGAGATACATTATCACCAGTGAACTGTGTCATTGGATCATAATCAAACTGATCTGCGGTATATGCGCTATACCCCTCATAAGGATTGGCAAGGCCTTGAGCTGAAGTGACAGCCGCATCAGTCACAGGTGTGCCATCAGCCGCCACCTGACCAATCATGTCATATGCTTTAAATACATCTGAATCAGTCTCGGCTAACCTTTGACCCTCGTAGGGTGTGTATGGCTCTAGAGATTGAGCTTCAGCTCTTGCCAAAAGACGCTCAAACTGTGGTTGAACGTACTTTGGAAGATTAGAAGTTGTGTTGGTGCTTGTTGTAGTCACCTGTTGAGGTTGAGTACCACCGCCGCCGCCGCCGCCCTTACCCATTATACTATCTCCATCTTGTACGCTATGTAGTGTGGCTCCCATCCGTATGCACGGAGCCATCTATCCCAGCCTTTGCGACCATATCCCTCTAATTGGGTACAGCCATTTTCCTTGGCAAACTTTGTCATGACCTTTTGAGCCTGAGGTAACCATTCACGCATTCTAGAACCTCCGATCCAATCCATAGCCAATGACTTACACTGAGGGTATGCAACAACTCTAGTGGTTAGCGCTGCTACAACCCTGTCCTCTTCCATTACGACCCAAAGGTCATAAAAGCCACTCTTAATACCTTCACGTACATCGTTCAGTTCAAACCTGCCACCAGCAGTTAATACAGACCTACGCAACACTCTTGATACATCATTCCAGATAACGTCAACTACGGCAGTGGGTACAGCAGTTAAAACTAAATTATCTAAAATTACATCCTTCATGCATAGCCGCCCATAGCAGCCTTTTTGACAGCTTCAACTGTCTCAGGCTTTCCCTCATTGATGACATCTAAAACATCTTCGCCCAAGGCTTCGCTGGTAGGAGCCTTAACAACATACTCATTGTCTGTGAGAAGGATTTGCTGATCGTCCAGACGGGCTGGCATCATGTCATCAGTGCCAGAACCGTCTGTCGGGCCTTGAACCATACCACCGTCACCGCTGCTAATTTTTGCAATGGTTTGATCAAACTCACCAGAGTTTACGCTGGTTACAAGCTGACGTAGCTTTTCTTCACCATGCTGTTGAACGAACATAGCCAAAGCCATTTGAGCCTCTTCGCCCTGTATCATGCCCTTGATAGCCTTAGCTGCCCCTACAATGACCTCTTGCTCATTAGGCATTGCAGCCGCCTGAGGGGCCATAGGAGCCTCTTGTGGCATCATTGCTGCCTCAGGTACGCCACCAGCCGCTAAGGACACTATACCGCCCCGTGCAAGACGCGCTGCTTGACCCATCATTCTAGGACTAGCCATACGCCGCAACATGCCACCGTCATTGTAATTGTACTTGTAAAGGTCATCTGCACTCTGAGGTGTGCTTATTCCATAATCAAACTCACCGTCATATCCTGGTCTAAAACTACTTGGTCTTTGGTTTTGTAGCCGAGGTATGGGCCTTATTTCCCTACCATCAAATTGACCTTCTTCTTCTTCTACAGGAGCGGCACCGCCCATACTGTAGTCTGGCATTGCAGCCATGCCGCCTAGATACTGACCAACGCCACCCACTGATGATAGCTGACCCAATCCTTGACCAAAAGCACCTTTACCTCCAGTTATGCCCTGAAGTTCATCTCCAAAGCCTTTACTAAATATTCCTTTTGGGCCACCTAAAATACCTCTGGGAACATCAGCTTGCTGGGTAACCGCCTGTCTAGCTGCGTTTAATTTGTCAAAATCCGCACCTCCTGTAGCGTACCTAGCTGGCATATCAACGCCAGCACCACCAGCAAATTGTTCTGGTGTGAGACCAGGTAATGCATTTGCACCAAACTGATTAGGGGTTACGCTTCCAGCGTTAAATCCAGCACCACCAAACGCTTTTCCTAATGCAGCACCACCAAGGTATGAACCTAAGCCTGTCTTTACGCCCTCTTTGACATCACCTGTCTGAGCGAACTGACCTAAACCTGCGCCTATAGAGCCAGCAATGAGTGGATTGGCTAGGAAGCCAGTAGCACCTAGTATACCCGCTGATGCCAAGCCCGATCCAAGCATTCCCGCTAGAAGTGGAAGAACCATGTTATTCTCCTTTGCCCCTCAGGACGGTTTGGTTCAATTGAACCTAAAGTGCATTTAACCGTATCTTTACCACGGCAACACGTTTCAGTAAATAGTAGCTTTGCTGTCTATCGGAAGCTCTTCAACTACGCAGTATGCAACAACACGATCATCTAGGTGTATGCCATGTGAGCTGTATCTCTTGACCATCTCGCTTGCCACTCTGTTGCAGACATCAATTCTCATAAAGTACATGCCTTCACTTATCAAAGTCCTACCTTCGCCGTAGCCAAGGTAAACCATTAAAGCGAAGACATGCATATCAAAGCATCAGCTCAAAATGTGGAGCATCAATGAATGGTCTGCGAGATTGAGACCTACGGGTGTCTATGTATGAGTTCATGGCGTTCTCAGCCGTTCCCTCAAATTCACCGATATCATCAATAGTCCAAGCAGCGCCCCAACGTAGCTTTACATCACAAGATGCAGCACCTTCCTTCATGGCGTCAGCAATCTCATCGTACAGGTTAAGCTCCCAACGACCACCATTGCAATAAGCCATCAGGTCCACTGCGTTACCATCAAGATGTTTTGATTTCATGGTTTGAGATGCACCTTTCCTGACCAACTCCTGTTGTTCTGAAAATGTCCTCATGCCGCATATCACGCTGAAGTCTTGCTTGGTGACACCTATGGCGTACTTCACGACAGTTACCAGCCTTTCGTCTACACCTTGCAGCTTTGAAAGGCTTCCCTTGCCTAGCTTGTATCCCACGGTTCAATCCTTTTCTTTCTTAGGCTCTTCATGGATAAGCCTTGTTTGATTTGATATTAAAATCTTCTGCTTCTCTAAAGCAATAAACTGCCTGTCGATCTCGTTTAGTTCAATTGAACCAAAATCAATCATGTCTATCACATTATCTTTTTCCAAAGAACTTACTCACAGAACGCATTCCTATGCTGGCACTAACAATCCCACCTAAAGCAATCTGATACCACTGAGGCATAACCTCAAGTGCCGCAAAGCCACGGGCAACTATGTCATTTCCCCAGTCTCCACAGAATGCCAATATTAATGGAATACTGAAAAGTAAGGTAATCCATTCGTCCTTCCATGAATTTTCAGTGGCCTTCATGGCCTCTAAGTCCCAGTCCAACTCACCAGTTAACTGTTTCTTTTTTATCTCAGCCTCAGTCAGTTTGATCTGAGTCTTGCCGTCTATAATAGATGTGGCAAGGCCCGTTAGGCTACCTATAAGTTGACCAATCATTTCTCATGCCCCACCCATACCGCAAACGCTCCTGTAAGTGCGCCTGTGACGGTTGCTGTTAGTGCCGTGGCCTGTGTACTCACAACGTCCTGAGGAAGGTCCATAAACCACTCTATGACGCGAATATACATGATGGTCATAACCAACATCATTAATCGCGGCATTATCTTCCAAGCTAAAACTTTCTCCATTGCTACTTTCATCAGAAACCTCCTTTAAGGCCGTCTAATATTTCAGACAAACTTGGTCGCTTGTCTTTCTTTTGATAGATACAGCTAAATACCTTTGGGCATTCAGAAAAGCTTTTAGTTGGATAGTGATACCCCAAGCCGCCAAAACCTGCTGTAAATCTATACACGCAAACCTTTTGATCATTTACATCTGTAAACCTCTTCCATAGGTGACACTGAACGTGGGTTGGATTGGAAACCCCTGCCAGCGTTACAGATAATATTAAAGCATTTATCATTGAATAACCAATACAACCAAATAAACGCCGCCACCTAATGTGCCGATTATAGCCATGCACAAGGTGCTAATAGCTATGTTGTTTTGTATCTGACGTTTTGCTTCCATAGCCCTGTATACTGTGTCTTCTCTTTCTTTACGGATTTGCCTACGCATACCAAGCATCTCATCGTATGTGCCTAAACCAAATCTGTAATCCAACATGAACTTAATTTCTTTTTCTTTTTCAAGCAAAGTTTTTTTTCTAATGACAATGTCCATAGCTTCTTGTTCTATGTTGTCAGTGCCGTGAGATACCTTATCAAGCCATGTAGGCTTCTTGCGTTGAGACTCAGCTCTAGTGATGTCTGCAACAGCTCCATACCAAGCCCCAAGCTGCTGGCTAACGTCTTGCATTTCCCTGCCAGCACCGACTAGCATTTTTACGCCCTTGAATGCGGCGTTGGCTGCTGCAAATGCTGTAATAGGGTCTATCATTCACCTTACCTCAAGCTTGTTTAGGTTCAATTGAACCTAAATACATCTTACTTAGGTCACTACAGTAACGATCCCAACTTGGCATGTAGAGGACAGGCCTTCAACGTGAGGGCTAAACGTAAGTGGAATCCTAAGAACCCCATCAACTACAAATACAGAGCCATCCTCAAGTCCAGAATCATTAGTCGGAAGTGATGTGAATACTTGCGTGGAGTTTCTACCTTCGCCTGGATTTTGCATTTGCTCCATGTACAGGGCAAATGACCTTACAATGTTATCCATATAAGTTACATTGTAATTTAAAGGCGGCGTACCAAAAAACGGTTTAGGTAAATTTCTAGACATTATCTTCGCCCGTCTGGTCTTACTTCAACGCGAGGTGACCCAAGACGCCAAGTTTCACCTAAGCTTGAAGATTCTATCTTAAATGCAAAGCTTCTACCTCTTATTCTGACGTATAGTTGATTTGTAAATTGCTCAACTGTACTTGAAACCTCCTTTGATACAGGTGCGCTGTTAGATTGAAGGTATTCGCCACCTGGAAAGTTTCTTGCTTGAACTGTGATGTTTGCAGTTGGTGATGTAGCTGTAGAGTTTCTAAACGTAAGGTCTGGAATTATCTTGCTTATAAATACAAAGTTTTCTCCATCGCCTATGCTCATTTGACTGCTTTCAATATATGCAGATATTGCTGTGGCTGGAGATGTACTTCCATCGTCAAATCCAGATTCATGTGAATATATGTACTTATCTGTTCCAGTTGCTATAGGAACTGATGTTATGCCACGGTCATTCCAAGCGGTTCTAGACATGGTTCCATAGTACCATATGTTCTGACCGTAATTGTAAACAGCATATCTGTCATTGTCAGAACTATTTTTTGATGGATAAAACCACCAGACTTCTGAAAAAGCCGTATTTGCCGCTGCAAAAACTTTAGACCTCTCAACTTGATTAAAGTCGTTGAATACGAAGTCCTTTATGCTGCAAGGTATTTCCTTAACTGAACCATCATAAGAGTAAAACTCTGATATTCCCATCCAGAACAAAGAATCCTCTACGCCAACTGATGAGAATGGACCAGATATAGTAGTGTTATCTGATATCATAGTTATGCCAAATGTGAATGGTGGTCCTAGAAATTGCATTGCGTAAACAGAAGTGTCAGTATGAACTATGATTTGCTGTTTTGTTTCTACCGCACATACTATTTCTGAACCAGAACCCAACCTCAGGTCTCCAGCAGTGTTTGTGCTTAGTGAAGCCCATGTGGTGAGGCTTTCTTGAGAGCTAAACCTTATGAGCATAGGGTCTTGCGTACCTATACTCGTCTGAGCATCACATCCAAAAACAATCGTGTGTCTGTCTTTGTCTGACACCATTACTTGTTTTGCAATTGTAGGGGCGAATCCATCTGAACCCCCTAAACCAGAAATCACTGAGGCTCTTGATCCTAAACCGTTGGCAAACTGCCAATAGTATATATTGCCGTTGTGTGCATTTATTAATAAGTTTTGACCAAAGTTATCATGAGTCCAAAAGCCAAGAGAACTTCCAACCGCACTTATATTAGCGGATGAGTTCCAAGAGCCTCTGCTCCAAGCTCCAGCTCCAAATCCCGTTCCAAGTATAGTTGTATCAAGGCCAGCAAGAACTAAATAATTAAATGTTACTGACCCGCCATTTGATGTGTCTTGAGATGATGAAAAAACATACTCAGGATTTGTTCCTGTAGATGTTGTTATGTACTGAATTGTTGACACAGTCCTTGCTTCAATCTGATATGTGGTTCCACTTGTTATAGCGGTTACCTCATATTCTTGATTTATAATGCTTGTGCCTATATTTCCACCCAAGGAACTCGCACCAGATATTATCACAAACCCATTCAAGGATGGTGAATGTCCTGAGTGAGTAACTTTTATAGTTGAGCTTGATACTGCTGCGCCTCCAGAATGCACCGCCGCTGTAGTTCCTTTCTGGCCTCTAGCGCATCCAATAAGGGTGTCTCCAGATACGCCAGTATAAGTTATAATCTCAGAGCCTATCTTTATAGTGCCTGACGGTGAAAAGGCCGTACCCGCAGTATTGTTGACAAGCTTTATAGATGAGTCCGTTGCGGATACTTGAGTGGCATGAAGGGTGGTGTGCCTAGCAGTAAATGGGTTTGTAGCAGTATTCGTGCTTTCTATGGGCGTTATGTCATTAAGCGTTCCACCACTTTCTATGTAGTACTTTTTGTTAGTTCCAATGCCTAGTAATCTAGTTCCGTCCAAAGCAACCCAAGAATGCATTGCTCGACAGCTACCTAAAAATTGCTCTTGGGTGTACCTAGTCCACCCTCCAATCTTCTCTGGAAAGCCAGACCTAAATCTAACCTTATCAACGTCAAACCAACCGCCCTCATTACTGTAAGATGTTACTTCTCTATCTACACCTGACTTAAACTGAAGTTTACTCAACGCCATAGAACACCTCTAGAAAAACGATTTAAGGTATATATACTATATATTCTTTAATATGACTACTAGGATTGAGAGACTTAAAAAGGTTCAATTGAACCAAACATCACTCCATACGGTTTAAGATTGCCAGTAGCATTAAGATAGTGGCACCTGATGTACCTATTAGAACGGCCTCAAGGCGCTTTATTCTAGTAAAGACCTCTTTAAACTGTATTCTAACCTCTGTCTGCACAGCAGCCATATCCCGTTCTAGCGCCGAGACGCGCTCATTTATGTCTGGCATTGTCAAAATAAACTTGTCTAACCCAAGCTGTTACGTCAACAATGTCTTTGCTTGCCTTGGCAAACTCAGGGGTGTTGAATCCGGTTCGATTCACTTCTTCTTTTGAGGCCTCTAACTTATCACTGACAAGTTTTATTTTGTAAAGTAATTCTGGAGGGATAAGTTTCATTCAACCACCTTTTGAGGCCACTCGCTAAGAAGTACAGAAGGCCAATTTACAGAATTTTCAAGATTCCTCAAAGTTGCGCGGTACGTTTCCCAAGCACTTGACATGGTGGGAGTATCTGAAAGACCCATCCAATCTGTTGCTTCAAGAAGTTGTTTTGTTAATTCCATCACCCTGTCATTAGTTATAGGCAAACCACTGGAATACAAATTTAGTATACTATCATCATACAGATTTTCAGTAGACATGTTTCTATCCTTTAAACTGAATTATAATGCACTGTGAGGGTATGCCTTCGTAGGTTTTAAAAGAAGCCCCTCCTGGTGCCGAGTAGTTTTGCTCAAATAGTGGTCTATTGCCTTGGCCTTGCAGAAAAATTAGGTCTGATGGCGCTCTTCCAAATGCTGCCCCATCCATTCCCTGATTTTGACTTCCACCAAAGACCTGTCCACTAGTGTAACCCTCAGATGTTGGCTTTGCGTTCACGCCACCGGGAGGGATATAAAACTCTTTTCCAAGGTAAGGTGTCATAGTAACAGAGTTGCTATCCTTAGAACCAGACGCACCTCCTGCGGTTGCACTCCCATTATTACCGCCAGTGCCGCCAGAGTGTCTTCCGTTTTGTCCAGAATACTGAGGTGCCCACGTTAGAGAGGGATTTGATTCTACTTTTAGTGTGCCAGAGGCGGCGTCTACAGTTGCCGATCTACCACCAACACCAGCAGTTGACCCTGACCCTCCGCCTCCGGGAAATCTACAGCTACTATTATTGTAGTAAGGACTACTGTTGCCTCCAACAAATGCTGTTGCCTGACCACCCGCAGCGTTGAAAGTACATCCCGTCACTGTTCCTCCAGCACCAGTGAACGAGTTTGGATTGCCGCTGTAATTATCATATCCAATAGAAGGTTGAGCAACAATATTTACTGTAGTCCCACCATTGTTAGCAACCGTGAAACGCCCTGCGGACCCATATCCAGAGGAAGCGGCTGAATTTAATCTATAATTTCCAGCTACAGTCAATGTTGTTGGGAGGTTAGATGTTATTAAGGTTTCTCCAAAACCTGATCCCGGTTGCCCAGGATTTGTATACGATGCGCCACTACTTGAGCCATTTTTGCTGCCATACCCTACCAAGGCGGAACCACTCACAATGGCAAGATATATCGCCGTAGTACCGTAGGTATCTAAAGTTAAGGCCTCAGAAAAAGTCTGTGAATTAGAAGTGTTACGAAATCTATTTACTACGTTTGCACTTACAACTTCATAATCAGCAGCCCAATGAGTGCTATCAATCCCTACAATAATACCAAAACCATCTGTTTCCCTTAGGCCAATAGGTGTTAAAACAGAATTAAAATATACTCCATTCGCTGCGGCTCTGATTATAACAGCTGTCGCACTGGTATTCCTAAACCCATAAAACAATCCTGCCGCCGCTGCTGGTAATTTAACGATAGCCGCTGCATTTGAAACTATAATTAAAGAACCTGATTGAGCAGCCGAAATATTGGTTACTCCACTACTGGTTACATTAACAACACTTCCCATAAAAGCGCCACCAGCAGCGGCCCAACTTAAATCTGTACCATTTGAGGTAAGAACAGTATCAGCGCCACCTTTGGTTAACTCAGCAAACACGCCAGAACTGTTGCCAACCTTTATAGAGCCTCTGGCGAGGTTATCTACAACAGAACCCGCAACTGTAATTCCTGTTGCGGTTGTTGACATTTTTAAAGTACCGTTATGAAATAGGTCTACATCCCCATCATCGGTAAACTCAGCTAACGATTCTCCAGAGCCTAGTATCCGTACAGATGAGCCTACTTCAGAAGTAAATAAGTCTAAATGCCCTGCGGTAGCGCCAACCTTCATATCAGTGCCATCGAAAAGTATCGACGCATCGCTACCTGTTCCAAAGACAGCTTTAGTATTATCAGTAAATATTAAACTATCAGCGCTGCTGTCCCACGTAGCATTTCTAGCCGCAGTATCCCCGTACAGTACAACATCATAGCCTTGGTCGTTGGCTCCAACAGTGAGAGTAGAGTCTAGCTGTACTGCGCCATCAATATCCACAGCATCAAGGTTTGTTGTGCCGTCAACATCAATATTTCCTGTTATTGTAGCATTTCCTGTTATTGTAGCATTGCCACCAACAGTTGCGTTGGTAGTTACAGCTAGATTAGTAACGCCCAACGTGCCAATCTCTGCCATAGCTGCGCCAGACCCTGCGCCGTCTGAGTACACGACCTTGGTTTGTCCTGTTGGAATTGTTACGTTGGCCCCAGAACCTTGCGAGATAATGATACTTTGAGAGCCGCTTGTACCGTTTTCAATGTACCATGTTTTACTAATAGAGTTAGGAGCGATTGTAATGGTACAGGCGCTGTCTAGCGTCCCTGTATACTTCAAATACAGAGAGCGTCCGGGATCAGTGGCTCCATCTGCAATAGTGGTAGTGTGTGTATTGGCGTTGGTAGTAATGGCTTCAGTGCCAAAACTAAGGGCTTCAGCAATCAATTCTAGGTTTGTATTAGTTGTAGCGCCCCATGTACCAGATTGTTCGCCGTCACCAATCTCTTCTAGCCGAAGATCGTTTCCATATGTACTAGCCATGTGAGTTTCCTAAGCAGATAAGTTGTTTTCTTTGTACCGCGCCTATCGTTAAGACGCAATCTTTTTCCAATTTGCGATGTTATCAGGGATAATCTCGTTCCAAACAAACGCGTTATTACCTACCTCTCCTACAGCAGATACGCCCGTCACAGAAAACTCTTGGTTTACACTAACAGTACCTACAGCGCCTGTTCCAGATACGCCCGTAGCATAGTATTCAAAAGTAACAGTAGCCGCGCCAGAAGACCCTGTTCCCGCTACCCCAGTAACAGTATGATTAGCTTTACCTTGAACAGTAACAGAGCCAACGCCGCCCGTACCAGACACACCTGTAGCGGGATACGAGAATATGTAGGTTGTAGCACCTACTGAGCCAGTGCCTGCTACACCTGTAGCGGTTTGATTTGCTAGGCCCGTTACGGTTACAGAGCCAACGCCGCCAGTACCCGCCACACCACTGGTGATGTTAGCGTTAATGCCCACTCTTGAGGTGGCTGCGCCCACAGAGCCTGTGGAGGAAAGACCTGTAACAGGTAGTACAGAGTTTGAAATTATGGTAGTTGCGCCGACTGACCCAATAGAGTTAAGGCCAAGCACCGTAAGATTACCGTCAGACTCAGTGACAACAGTGTTAAGCGCAGATGTACCACTAACCCCAGTAACAGGCTGAGTAACACTGCTAGTAGTGCTTACGCTACCAACGGCACCTGTACCCGCTACTCCCGCAACGGATTGACCTACTTGTAGACTATTCCAAGAGCCAGAACTCCAACCGCCACGGCCCCAGCCAGAAAAAGGTAGCGGCATGGGTTATCC